AGTAGTCACCTGGAAGAAAGTACCGGCTGCGCCAGATACTGTCGTTGTACCAGTGATTGTAGCAGAGGTTACAGCCTCTACTGCAGTCAAAGTACCACCGACACCCACGTTATCACCAAACGAAGCAGATACACCGTAAATAACAGCGAATTGCTTAGTTGCTGAGCCTAAGTTAACCTTTTCATCATTCTGAGGCACAAGGTTCGATATAAGGCCGGCTTGTATATTAAGGTCATCACTGTTTGCAGTACCAATCATCACTCCATTTGATGCAGTAATACTATTAGCAGTTATACCGCCTAGGGTCGCATCATCAGCAAGGAGATCATGTGCTCTAACAGTTGAACCAGACAAGCTAGTCGAGGTCAAGGCACCGCGAAGAGCAAGGTGGCCTGCTTCTAGTCTCTTAGCTTGGATCAAAGACCCAGAGATAGAGCCAGTAACACCAAAGCGCATACCTGCAGTACCTAGAGCTGCGATTGTTGCACTACCTGATTCAAAACTAGCACCAGCTTGGCCATCAACATTGACAATAAGAGCATCACCAGTGACAGTTCTAGATCCCAAAGTCAAAGACATGAGAGGACTAGAGCCCGTACCTTGAACACCCACGGTGCCGCCAATTTGAAAACCTGCGCCGACATGATCGCCTGCCTTAGAACCAGAAACACCTGCGATGATCAAATTATCTTTAATCTCTAAGGAGTCTTTAGTTACAGTTCTCGATACAATAGTGTCAACATCTAAAGAAGTAATCTTTGCAAAAGACGCAGTAATTGCAGTTGCAACAACTGTATCAATGTTACCAGTATCAATGTGAGCTGCAGCAAATTGCTTTGTAGAACTACCCAAGCTAACTTGACTATCATTTTGTGGAACAAAGTTTGATACAAGACCAGCTTGAATATTCAAGTCATCACTAGCTGCATTACCAATCATCATGCCACCTGAACCTGTGAATGATACCGCAGTAATTTGTGATATCACACCCTTATCGGCTGTGACAGTCTCTGTGGTGATAGCAGAACCAGAAATAGTTCCTGCTGAAGTTACACCCTCTATCGCAGTTAGTGTTCCACCGACGCCAACATTGTCACCAAACGAAGCAGATACGCCATAAATAACAGCGAATTGCTTGGTTGCTGAACCAAGGTTGACTTTTTCATCATTTTGCGGAACAAGATTTGATACAAGACCAGCTTGGATGTTCAAGTCATCACTGTTTGCAGTACCAATCATAACACCATTTGAAGCTGTCAAGCTGTTAACAGTTGTACCACCAAGCGTTACATCATCAGCTGTAAGATCATGGAACGTTGCAGCAGAACCTGAAACACCCTCTATCGCAGTTAGTGTTCCACCGACGCCAACATTGTCGCCAAAAGAAGCAGATACGCCATAAACAACAGCGAATTGCTTGGTTGCCGAACCAAGGTTGACTTTTTCATCATTTTGAGGAACGAGGTTTGATATAAGGCCAGCTTGGATATTCAAATCATCACTGTTTGCAGTACCGATCATTACTCCGTTTGAAGCAGTCAAACTGTTAACAGTTGTACCACCAAGTGTTACATCATCTGCAGAGAGATCATGGAACGTTGCAGCAGAACCAGATACAGTTGCAATAGCGGTTATAGAACCATCAGCAAAAGTAACCTGAGTTGTGCCAAGTTTTTGAAATTCAAAAGATCCAGAGCCTGCATCAAGTTGCAAGAAAGAGCCTGAAATTCTAATCGAACTTTCTTCTTTTTCTGCAAATCTCTTAAAACCTTGAATGAAGCCCATAAATCTAGATCCAGTAGGTGCATTACGTGCTTGGAAATAAATCTTAGCGTTATTGCTAGCTGTGATATGCGCACCATCAGTTTGGAATTGTAAGATACCACCGAGACCACCTGCAGAGTTAAACTGCAAAGACCCAGAAGTACCACCGACAGCAGAACCACTATTAACGTAGTTCTTAAGATCACCTAGCTTTAAGGCATGCATATTGGAGCTGTCGGAATTATCACCGACTGCTAAAATATCAGCGTCCTGAAGATCTACAAGGTAATCACCAGTACCAATGTTACCGGCAAAGTTTAGGTGCTCAATCTCAACAGAGCCTGACGCTATCTTATCTCTAGTTATTGAACTAACTCCTAACTGTTTTGTCTGCACGGAGCCCGTTGCCAATTGATCCATTCCAATCTGGCCGGTACCGATTAGTTTTTTACCTATAAATGTTCTCGCCATTATTTCTTCTCCTGATCCTCCGCCGCCGCCGCCACCGCCGCCGCCAGCTGGAAAGTTAAAACTAAAAACACGTGTCATGCCACCGTTGTTTGCGCCTGCATTATAATCTGCGCCTGCAACAGCCATAGCTGAACCATCATACTTAACCGACTGGTGTGAGTAATAACTATAATACGTCCTTTGAAAAAGTTCATTATTTGCATTATTAAGTGTACCGGTAATTACAGTTCTTTTCCAGTCGGCTGAAGTATGATACTCCCAAGCTGTTAGTTGCACTGGAAAAGCGTTATTTTCAAAGCCATGGCCGCACTTCTCTAAGATATAAAACCTATTACCGTCATTTGGGTCTGGCTCAATTGCTCTAAGATTCCATGGAAAAATATTTTCTTCTACACTAACAAAATCACCCGTAGCATCTGGTAATAGCGCGGCACCGCCAGACCCAGACACAAATTTAAATAAATCTATCGTAGTTGGGGTTGGCAGTTGGGATATGCCACTACTATGAATATAAGGATTTTGTCCATCAGGTGATTTAATTGCTAAAAGGGTATTACTACCTGTATGGTAATACATACCAGCACCAAGGTATTCATTGGTATCACCCTGAATCGCTTCTTGGAAAGCCCAGTGGCTAGAGTTTGTTCCATCCGTGCCGTCAACTTGGCGATAATACCAAATACGGCCCCTATTACTACCACCACCGTAATCCTCGCCAATCACTATTTCAGTATCACTTATCCACTGTGATCCCTGAACGTCGGCATTACTAATATTAATTAAATCGTCTGGATCCGACCAGGAGTCACCGGAAGCATCATAGATAGAAATATTAATGTCATCTTCACCAACTGCTGTGATGAGCAATTTATTTTTACTTGGATTTAACTTTAATGAATATTGTGATCCATAACTTTTATCATCGAGATCACCGACATCTGTAACCGTCCAGCCATCACTAGCCGTAACAAAACGAAACAAAGCATCGGTGCCTGTAGTGTTGGTTGTTGCTAAAAATTCATTATCACTAACAAAAACCATCGAATCTATTCTTGCTGACGTGGAGCCATTGAGGGTTGGTACCAAAGATGGGCCTAAAAATGTGTACCCACTTGCACCTGATTGATAAATATCAATACCTTTTTTGTTTTCATTATTTGCTTTTTGAGTTGGTATAAATAATTTATCACCGCTAGGATTAAAATACCCACCCATATATGATGATCCCGCATGGGGACCATGAATGTTGACAAAGCTTATTGTACCCTGCTCCACAGAAGAACTTACTGAGTAAGCCATTCCATCTCCTCCTCTTTCAAATTAAGAACGCCTCTAAAAGAAGGTTAACTTTAAATTTAATTTAATTAACGGACGAACAGGATATGTGTAAAATAACTGGGCGAGACGCGCTTGGAAATAAATCTTAGCGTTTACGAAAATAATACTTTTTTAAGATTTCTGACAATATTGTCAAATTTGCAAAAATCTGAACTTAAAAATTCAAAAGATAGATCTTTGCATTGATCATCGACTTCTTCAAATTCAAAATGAAATCTACCATTTTGCCTTCTTTCACATCGCAATAGTTTAAAGCCCTTCAACTGGAGATAAGCTGCGATACCTATGTCAGATGTAATGAACGTTTCTGTTGTGTTTTCTTTCATGCTTTTTTCCTTATCTCCTAAAATAAACTACTTTTAATAATTAGCACAACAATACTCAAAATTACAATTTTTTAAAAGCGGCTTTTTGTGTTTCATCCTCCGGCAACACTAATTCATAGTCTGAATTTGGGTCACAGCCAATATTTTCCTTTAAATCGTTTATAAAACTGAGTAAATCATCTTGATTTTTCTCAATTTCATTAAGCAAGCTACTTTTATCAAGTTCAAAATTTTGTACTAACAAACCTATTTTAAGAACTAAATTTGTTGTTCTGTCTCTTCTTTTAGCGATTTTGTAAAAGTCTCCATGCTCTAATTCGATGTAAGAATCGTCAAATTCTTCCTCTGGTTCTGGTTCTTCGATTTCCTCATCAGCATCTTCCTCTATTAATGCATCGAGGGCTTTTCCCGCTTTATCGTGAAATTCAGGGTTTTCTTGCTTTAGTGTCTCTAGCAAGTTTATTAGTTTATCCATTGCAGACATAATTTTCTCCTTTATTATTTTGATGATATAATGTAGCTAATTAGCATATTTTCATCGACGTCTGGTGCTTCAGCAAATTGTATCATTGAATCGTTTACTATTATATAGTCATCGGCTTGGCCGGGTTTCATTAAAATTCCATCTCTAAATACCATTTCTGAACCGCTAACAAATGTATGAAAAGTAACAAATCTTGTTGTTGAATTGTCCCCAACTCCACCTGCTGGAATTTTAAATTCAGTTCTTGCAATATAATTATCTGTTGTGATCGGATTACCACTGGTAAACGAAGTGCCGGTGTCTACTTTCTTGTTTACCAAGGGTGGGCCTGGTCTTGTATCTGACGACAATATGAATTGCTGCTCGTCCACTAGTTTTAAACTAGCTAACCCAGCGAGGCCATAATACCTACCCTCTTCGAATTCAGGCTCGTCTCCAAAAACTATTCTCTCTCTTGGTATTTTTACCGAAACTGCGTTTTCTCTTATCGCATACCTTGGCTGCTCTTGGTTGCCTTTTTCTCCAATAAGATATGCTAAGACTTTGATCTCTATCGTTGTCTCTACTTTTCTTTCCTCGTTTGTAAAAGAGTTATAGTTATTGTTTTGATTAAAATCCTGTTGTATAAACCCCTCATACCTATGGTTTTCTTTCTCTATTAAAATATAATTAACGCCGCCTGGTTTTGTGATAAACGGTGTCACAACATCATTCATTTGTTCTTGATATTCTGTTCTAATATTAATTTTATATGTTACTTCGACATAAACTGGCAATGGGATAGATACAGTTTCATAAACTATTTTATTTGGTCGATAACCAGGAAAGTTCACTTGGCCTTTTCTTCTTTGACTTTCTGCATTTATAAAGTTTGAAGTTTTGTCATGCTTTATTCGTCTAGCTACTCTAATCGAGCCACCTTTTTCATCTGCTACCGGGACGACATTGCCCCATATTGAACCTTTTTTTGACAAATCTTTTGCAACATTAGTTCTTTCTATAGAAATAATCGGCAATATTAAAGCGCCTGTTGAATCTCTAAATAATCTGTCTTTTTTCGCAGAAAAGCCTCTTTCTGGCGATACCCATACCACAGGAACTCTTTCAAAACCTTTGTGTGTTGTTGTAAAAATATTTAATTTATTTTCAACATAATCTAACATAGCGGCATCTACGTTATCAATAGTTGACGGAGCAAATGGGATTGATTTTGTATAAGTTGATGGAACTTGGCTTGGTAAAAGACCCTTCCTTTCATCTAGTTTTCTCTTCATTCGTTTGAATCCTCTGGTATTCCAGACAAGCCATAAAATGATCCACCATCATTCTCTAATTCATCATTAAATACTATCCTTTCTCTTGGAATTTTAACTTCCACTGAGCTTTCTCTAAAAACAAAATTTGGATTTGTTCTGTTTTTATCTTCTCCTAGTAGATATCCCAAAACTTCTATATTTATTTTTGTCTCAATTTTTCTTTCATCATCTGTAAAGGAGGTATAGTTATTGTTTTGTGCAAAAACCTCTCTTATGAAGCCTTCGTATCTATGGTTTTGATTTTTTAAAAGAATATAATTTATACCACCTGGCACAGTTGCAAAAGGTGTGATTATTTCATTCATTTGTTGTTGATATTCTGTTCGAATGGTAATCTCATAATTTGCAACAATATAAACTGGGATTGGTATCGTTACTGTTTCATAGACAACCTTTTTATAATTCGAATTTGGGAAATTTATCCTACCTTTTGATTTTTTTGTTTTTGCATTTACAAAATTTGATGTCTTTTGATGGTTGATTCTTCTAGCAACCGGTATTGTACCGCCCTTCTCATCGTCAACAGGCAATACATTCCCCCAAACAGTACCCTTCTTTGAAAGAGACTTTGTTACGCTTGTTCTTTCAATAGTTATTAGTGGTAAAATTAAAGTTCCGGTGTTATCTCTTACTTGCGAATCTTTCTTGCTCTGAAATGGTCGCTCAGCTCCGGACCAAACCACTGGGACTTTTGTCCATCCTTTATTTGTTGTCGCAAAAAGGTTTAACTCTTCGTCAATGTATCTAATCATTGACTTGTCTATGTTTTCAATTGTTGATATTGGAAACGGTATATCTTTTAATCTTTCCAAGTTATTATTAAGTGGCATCAAATAACCCCTCGCGAGCCTTGACGCACTCAGCGCTAATTTCCATTTGATGGTTAATTTGACCAAATATTTGCTTTGGCTCATTTAAAGTAGTTATTTCGTAATAGCTATCTCCGTAAGCCACAAAATCACCTTCCCTGACAAACAAATCTTGATCTTCTGTAAGTCTTCTTTTGTGAAAATGAACAGTGATTTTTGATTTTCTATCCACACCCAAATTTGTAGTCTCGGTTTCGTACCCTTGCCACTCAACAAGAGCATAGACCCTGATCGGATTAAAAAATGTCTTTTTTATGGCCTCTCCATAAATAGGATGATAGTCAGTATGCTCTAGACTTATCGGATAGTACAAGAGTTGTTGGCCAATGACGTTTTCAATAAGTTCATCATTAACTTGCTTAACATAATCCCTCTCCTTTTTGCCCAAAAAGAGCGGAGGAGGTGGTTTTTTAGGTTGTGACCATTTGTTATCAGCCATTTAGTTACCCCACATATACCGTCAAAGGAACTTTCTCATGTACTTTAACCGATGCATCCATTAAATCCGCATCATTTTGTGCCAGTCTAGAGTAAGTCATCTCTGATAGTGTTGTCTTAAGCTCTTCTCTTAGTGTCTGCTGTTCTGATTGAGCTTGAGCAATTAGATCTGAACCGTTTAGGGTCACTGATTCTCCTGGTATTGGTATTGTTGCAAACTTACTTCTTATTTGGCCTAGCATTTCTTTGCATAAAGCCAGTGCAAATCTTCTGATCCACTGTTTACCAATGCTATTAATGCTATTAAAAGGCAAATTAGCGAAAGGCAAAGTGTTCATATTGTTAATTCCATTTACCTCTTGTCCATTATCATCAAATGGGTCAGTAGGAATAGAAAATTGTACCCACATCTTAGTTGGTGAATGAAGATTTGGAATTGGAAAAATTCTTAATTTATTGTTTTTTATCTCATAAGACCAGTGAGACATTCTAGTATATATTGCATCCTCGAAAGCCAAAGCTTGAGCCTTATTTTGCCAGGCCGGGATTAATTCAAAAGTAGATTGATCTGAGAATTGTCCATAATTATGAAAATTACCTACAACGTTTAGACCGCCATAATAGCCAAAAAATCTCCACATCGCGTGTGGTGTCTTATAGAAAACTTTTTTAACAATTATTTTTTTGTTTTTAACTTTTTGGAAATAATCCAAAGCGCTATTAGACGCTGCAGAAGATGAAACAATATACTGTAGATCATAATCTTGAACACTAGCCGTTAGTTCAAAAGATGCTGAATATTCTGTGTTTGCTCTGCCTAGGCCAATCTCTGCTGCTGCAGCTTCGGCTGAAGTCCTAGCATAACCAAAATCAAATTTTGGAAATTTTAAGCTAGCATGACTACCATCCAGAGATGATGACAGGCTTGTATCTCCTGTAGACTTCAAGTTACCTAAATGATCGAAAGCTCCTGTCGAATGGCCAAGATAAGAAGATAGCGAATTGTTTGCTTGGTGAACATTTATAATATATGAATATTCTAAAACAGCCTCTTCGTATGCAGAATATACGTTTGCTGTTGTTAGTTCAATGTCTAGAACATCGCCGCCAAGCTTACGAAAGACATGCGTTACTTGGTCTGCAGCGCCCGATAAGAAATTTGAATCAAATAAAGGTGAAGTCGTATTAGAGTAAACCTTATATGGCAATGCTGAATTAACATCACCAACATTTCCGGTTACCGGCAAAACTGTGCTACTAGTGCTACTAGCAGGACTTAAATTAGTCGTAGACATTCATGGATCCTCCGGTTATTTATCTCTAAATAGTCAAAACAAACAGGAAAAAACCACAATGTTATTTTAAACCTCTGAGGGATCGTCCGATAAAATGTCTTTTAAATTCCGAAAAGTACTAGTCTCTGTTTTCTTTACTGTCTCTTTAACTTTAGGCTTACTAGGCCTTCTTCTTTTTGTTGTTTTTGGTTTAGGTAGCGGTGGAGCAGTCTCCACAACTGGCTCTACTGGTTTTGGTGGTTCTGAAACCTTTACCTCAACCGGCTTCTCCTTCACCACGGGCGCCACGGTAGGCGCTGACAAAACAACCTCTTCAGTGTCTTTGCGCAAATTTGCACGTAGTGCGTGAGCCTTAAGTGCAAACTTGGGACTTCTCATTTTTCTAGCTTTTTTTCCCATTGAACTAACCTCCTTACATAACTAGTAATTAAACAAAGAAAAGCCCCCGTCCCGAAGGACAGGGAGCTAAGTTAACTAATCTACAACATTCAAGCAGGAGTGAAGCCATCAGCAGCATTGGTAATATTAATCGCACTGGCAGTTAAAACACTACCATTGATATACCAATCAGTGCCGTCGCATTCAACCTCTAAAAAGTCACCTACTGTTGCTGCACCGTCATTTGAATCAATCGCAACAGCTGAAGTAGCACTGGTAACTTCAACATGTGCACCATTCACAATAATGGATCCGTTGATATCAACGCTATCACTGTTTGTATTAAGCAAAAAGTCCTTCGTAGCTTCGTTATCACTAGCAACACTCATAACAAATTTGTAATGTAACCCAGCTGCAGGAGCTGGTAGTGTGCAAACAACACTTACAGTGCTGATATCGCAAAAAAATGTTTTACCAGAATCTGCAGCTGTAAGGGTCTTTGTTGGCGAAGCCACTGAACCTACCGTGCTTAGTGTTTCTACAGAAGTGCTAACACCCGAAAGTGTTGCATTTCCCAACGCTAAGTCTCTTTTCAAATTTTCAATTAATGCCTCTACTCTCGCAAGGCCAATTCTTCTACTCATAATTATATTCTCCTTCCTATTGAGTTTTATACGCAATGTCTAAAACACAAACTTATTATGCAGGCGTAATTCCGCCAGTTGCATTATTGATAGCCAGTATGGATGCGGTTAAGGCACTACCTTTAATATACCAATCAGTGCCATCACAACTAACCTCTAGAAAATCGCCCACAGTGGCGGCACCTTCGGAGGTATCAAAGGCCACTGCTGAAGTAGCATTGGTAACTTCAACGTGCGCACCATTTACTATAACAGAGCCATTGATATCTACAGCATTGTCACCAGTATTTAACAAAAAATCCTTCGCAGTTTCATTGTCACTAGCTACACTTAGGATGAACTTATAAGTCAATCCGGCTGCAGGTGTTGGTAATGTACAAACAACACTCACGGTGCTAATATCTATGAAGAAAACTTTTCCCGAATCTGCAGCTGATAGTCTTTTTGTAGGTGCTGCTAATGTGCCAACCGTGCTTAGTGTTTCTGTTGCCTTGCTAACGCCTGAGAGCGTAGCGTTTCCAAGAGCTAAGTCTCTCTTTAAACTCTCAATTAACGCCTCGGTTCTTGCGAGGCCAATTCTTTTCTTACCCATGTTTATATTCTCCTATCTTTATGAGTTTTATACAACTTAATTGCTGTTCTTTTCATAAAACACGAAAAAAATATCGATTATAACGAAAAAAAAGGGGGGCTCTAACTACCGAAATAGTTTAAAAGAGCCCCCCAATTTGAACATAACTGTGTTATTCAGTCAGTAACTATTAGCTAGTAGCGCCTGCGCCACCAACAAGATCACGTACAATCACGATACCGTACATATCAGGACGTACCATCTTCTTGCCGTAACGGGTCATGACACCCTTACGTGGCACAAAGTCTTCCTGACCAAATATGGTAGGAGTAACTTGTAGTGGCACATATGGAGCGTACACGTAGCCGCTTTCCAAGAAGGATCCACCCTTGCGACCAACGAGGATCACATTTCTAGGGAAGTAAGGATCAACATAGATGTCCCATTTCTTGCTAAGTGCACCAGTCTTCACAGCACCAACGGTGCCACGATCCTGATCTGCAGTTACGTTTGCACGGAAACCAGCAGTGAATTCGAGAACGTTTGCAACTTCAGGTCCGCAGACAAGGAAGTTAGCACCGCCACGAAGTGTCTTTCTGTGGATCTGTGCAGAAACATCATTAATAGTTTCAACAAGCGTCTCATACCATTCGCTTACAGTACCGGTGAAGTCAGGAGCAGCCGAAGATGCACCAATTTCAGCACCTGTAGTTCTGTGAACAAATAGGCCCGGAGAACGCGACCAGTAGTAAGTACCAGCCTTTGCACCCTTAACAAGGTCTTGCAAAATTTCCTGATCAATCTCTAGAGCAATCTGCTCAGAAAGAATACCAGTCAACTCAACCTCTGCGTCAAGGTTATGATATGCGTTAAGGTCCTGACCAAGCTCTGGGGTCCATTTGGCCTTGAGTTTCTTGGTCTGTGCTGTAATCGCAATACTGTCAACCTTAATGTCAATTTCTGGAATAAGACCAGATCGCAACTGAGTAGAATCAGCACCTGCGCCATTAGCGCCTGCACCTTCAAGCCCAAACTCACTACCGACAATTGAACCAAGTGCAGTCGAAGCTGCCAAGGAATCACGGATTGGGAAAGTGATTACAAGTGAGCCATCAGCAGACCCGCCGCCGACACCGCCAACAGG